CACAGGCACATTCCCTACGAAAGAGATTGCCACAACCGTTTCACGGTTTCAGGGTGACAAAGTTGAAAGAAGGTGAATTTATGGACAAGGTTATTTTGGCGGGAATATTGTTTGCGATGATACTTTTCTTGTGTTTTATTGCCTTTGCAGGTGGATTGTATTTAGGGCTTAAATACAAAGCGCGACCGCCCGAACCTGAGCTTTCGGAAGAACAGAAGAAGGCTATTGAGAAAAGGCAAAGGGAAGAAAAGAACTTTTGGGAGTACAGTGGGTGAGTTAATTCGTAATGCGTAATTAACTGTGCCTGCGGCGCATATAGGGCGGACAGTCGGGGACGCCTGTCCCTACGAATAATGACCTAAAATGGGAGCGGAACGGCACACAGGCACGTTCCCTAATCCCACCACCGCAAGCGGTCCCCCTCCCTTTAGGCAAGGGAGGCAGTAATTTAATACAATACGAAGAAGGGTGCGAAAAGAGATTGCCACAACCGTTTCACGGTTTCAGGGTGACATTTAGTGCTCTTTTTTTGTTTTGTAAATAAAAATGCCTATACCAAGGCAGAAAAGGAGTAATTGATATGGACGAAAATTCAGTAGTTCAGAACGCATCGGAGCAGGATACCACTGCAATGATGGAGACAAAACAGGCAGGAACAGAAGAAGGTTCCCCCGAAACAGTACCAAGTGGCGGGGAAAACGCTAACGAGAATGCCGCGCAGGGCGGAGATAATGCCGCCGCACAGGAAGGGATTCCTGCAGAACCTTTTCTTAAGATTAAATATAATCACGAGGAAAGAGGACTTTCAAGGGAAGAGGCTGCAACCTGGGCGCAGAAGGGTATTCATTATGAAAACACCTATAATGCGTTAGAACGCTTTGCAACCCTTAAGGGTGTATCTGTTAAAGAGTTCGTAAACGGTCTTGAAAAGGCGGAGGATGAAGCCTACCGCAATTCTTTAATGGAAAAGTTTGGCGGCGATGAGGATACCGTCAACAATCTTATGGAATTGTATAATCTCAAGAAGCAGCAAACTCTTGATAATGCATCTAAAAGCAGACAAGAAGCCGCTGCCGACGAAGAGCAGAGCGTTAACGCCCGTATTGCGGATGAATTCTTGAAAATGAAATCGGAATTTCCTGAGCTTACGGAGTTTGGCGCATTGCCCAAAGAGGTAAGACAAGCGGCTTTTGAAGGCAAAGCTTTAGCCTGGGCTTATTTAGAGCATAAGCACAAAGAAGCACAAAAAATTGCCGCCGCCGAGTCGGCAGAACAAAACGCGGCGAAAAAACAAGTTGGCTCGATGAGTACCGATGGTCATGATACAGGAAATGACCCGTTTATTGATGGTATTTTCGGGCGATAAAACAAAAAAGGAGAAAATATAATGTCACTTAACACTTTAGAAAAAGCAGTAAAATATACATCTGCGCTGGATAAGGTAATCGTTCAGAAGGCGGTTACCGGCTTTATGATTGATAACGGTCTGAAGGCTCAGTTTATGGGAGCGGATACCGTTAAAATTCCTTCTTTGGATTTCGTAGGTCTTGCCGATTATGACCGTGATGAAGGCTTCGAGAAAGCAGGTATCACTGTTTCGAGAGAGACCTACACACTTACACAGGACCGTGGCAGAAAGCTTCAGATTGATGCTATGGATATGGATGAAACCGGTATTGCAAATCTTTCGGGTACTGTGCTGGGTGAATACGTAAGAACTCAGGTTGTTCCTGAAATGGATGCATACGTTCTTTCTAAGCTTTACGGTGTGGCTAACACGAAGAATCATATTACTACATACAATGAAGCTACCGTTATTACTGACCTTATTAAGGCCTTTAATAATGTTCAGGATGCTGCAGGTTACAACGATACCGAATTGGTAGCCTTTGTTGACCCCGTGGTTTACGGTCTTTTACAGACCACAAATGAAATCACACGCCAGATTGTGGTTTCCGACTTTAAGCAGGGCGATCTTAATTTTAAGGTAAAAACCCTTAACGGTGTGGCTATTATTCCCGTATCTTCTGCAAGAATGAAGACAAGCTATACCTTCCCTGAAGTTACTGCACCTACTGTAGGCGGTTTCAAACCTACCGAAGGAGCAAAAGATATTCGTGCGATTGTTATGCCTAAGTCTGCAGGTCACTTGGTTAAGAAACACGAAACACTTCGTATTTTTGAGCCTTCGCAGAATATGGATGCCGATGCTTATGTATTTAATTACAGATTGCATTATGATGCATTCGTGAAGAAGAGCGACCTTGATACCATTTACGCTATTGCTACCAACTAATTAAGGAGAGATATTTATGTACACTCTTAAATCGAAATATGGCAATGTTGTTATCGAGACGGAAAACGAGCGCAGACGTGACCGTTTAATTGATTTAGGTTATACCGAGGTGGAAGCTACGGTTAAAACAGTTGATGAAATGACCGTTCCGGAGCTCGAAGCTTATGCTAAAGAGAAAAATATTGACCTTTCCGGTTGTTCCAATAAGACCGAAAAGTTGGCTGCAATTAAGGCGGCAATAGAATAATTTTAAATGTCAGGCGTTCGCAGAAAAGCGGGCGCCTGATTTGGTGCATTTGATAACTTGGAATTGAACCTCTGCGGCGGGTGTGGGTCTTCGTGGCGCCGACCCCTACAAAATAGATTTGAAAATTATAGCAACTCGAAGGGGGGTTGCTTTTTATATACAACAATAAACAAAGGAGCAAGGGAAAATGGCAGATATGATTAAAAACAGTCCAAAGCAAGTATTTGAACAGTATAAAATCGTCACCAACTTTAAAGCAAGCCTTGGTGACAAGGGGATATTTGAACAATCAAAGATAAACGAGCGTTTTTTCTATGGTGACCAATGGCACGGTGTTGATTCGGGCAATTCACGCCCGTTAGTTAGGCGTAACGTGGTTAAAAGAATAGGGGAACATAAAATCTCGGCTATAGCCTCTGTGCCCATAGCGGTCAATTATAGCGCAGATGGAGTGCCCGACAATACAAGCTTAGATGAAGAAAAAAAGCAGATAAAGAAAAATTTGTTTGGTGGCGGAACGCTTACGGGTGAGTTAAAAGATGCGGAAATCGGCACAATATTATCGGTATTATCAGATTATTTTGCCGTAACCGCAGAAAGGGTAAAATTCGACTTAAAAAAAGAAAAACTACTGCGAAACGCTTATATTTCGGGTACGGCATTGGCGTATACATTTTGGAACTCCGATATCAATACCGGCTTATATGCAGACATAAGTCGCAGCAAACTTATTAAGGGCGATATTGACTTTGAGATCCTAAATGTTGAAAATGTTGTTTTTGGTGACCCTAATTGTGAAGAAGTGCAAAAACAGCCTTACATTATAATTTCACAGAGACTTGATTGCGGTGACGTGCGCAGAGAAGCGCAAAGAAACCGCATAGGACCCGAAGAACGAGAGAAAATTACCCCCGATGGCAAGGATAATTACAACGTTAATGCCGGAACTTATGGCGAAACCGAGCTTAGTGAAAACAACCGAGTAACGGTGCTTACAAAGTTCTGGAAGGAATGGAATAAGGACGGTACCGATTACGTGGTAATGTGCGAAAAGGTTACGGAAAAAGCCTATGTAAAGAAGCCCTTTGACATTGGTATTAAGCTTTATCCCTTTGCTATTTTCCGTTGGAGCGACCGATACGGCACTGTTTACGGGGATAGTGACATAACTTTCCAGATACCTAATCAGATTGCTATAAATAGGGCTATGAGCGCCGAAATATGGGCTATTACAACTACAGGGGTACCATTAACCGTTGTTAACGGCGACACGGTCCAAGAACAAATCACCAACAACCCTGGGCAAATCATTAAGGTTTACGGCACGGCTGAGGATGTTGCAGGAGCAATTCGCCATATAAGCCCACCTGCGTTTAGTTCACAGTTGATAACTGCAGTTAATGATATTGCAAATAACACTTTAACGGATAACGGCGCATCGGATGCGGCACTTGGTAATATTCGCCCGGACAATGCCGCCGCTATTATTCAGACAAGAGAAGCGGCTTTACAGCCTATGCAATTATATCAAAACAAGTTTTATAGCGCAGTTGAAGATATTGCACGAATTTGGGCGCAGTTTTGGATTAATCTTTACGGCAATCGCCGCTTAAAAATTAATGATTCCACGGGTAGTTATTACGTTTCATTCAATGCGGAGCGATACCGTGGTTTGCTTGTTAACGCTAAAATAGACGTAGGTTCTTCGCCTATTTACAGTGTTCCTGCTTCTATGGCTACCCTTGATAATATGTATGCTAATCAATTGATAAATAAGACTCAATACTTAGAACGTTTGCCGGACGGTATTATAAAGGATAAAACAGGACTTTTGGAAGATGCCAAAAAAGAACTTAAGATGCAGCAGGGCATTGGTGGCAATGATGATATTATGCAAATAATTGCCGCACAGTACCCCGATTTATATGCTCAATTTCAGCAAATGAGCCCGGAAGAGCAACAGGCGGTTATAGCCTCAATGAGCGGCGCAGGAGCTGAAGAAGGAATACCAATGGAAGTAGGTGACCTATAATGACGGGTTGTGAAGTTTACAATAATGCATTAGCGTTGTTAGGATATGCAGAAAACAGCGGCAATGCACATTTGACTAATAGGGTAATGAATAGGGCCATTCCTCTTATAAACCTCGTCTATGGTGATTTAAGACGTATTTGCGGTTATGATATCAAACGCATTAAGGATTTGTCGGAGGACATCGAACTCCCAGAAAATGCTATTGACGTGCTTGAATGCGGTGTAGCAAGTTACATTGCTATGTCAGAGGGCGATGATTCGGCGCAAGCGATTTGGAGCGCAGAATATCAAGCACGAAGAACAACTTTATCGCAAATTTCTGAAATACAAGACGTTATACCCACAATAGAATAGGAGGTAGTTTATGAATCTTCCAATTTTTAAAAACAGAAGGTCGAAGGAGTTAGAGGTTTCCGACCTTTTTGGTGGTTTAAATTTACGTGATTCGGTCAGTGATGTTAATAATAACCAATTAACTGATTCGTTTAATATGTGGCAATCTGATGGGATGCTTAAAACTCGTCCCGGTACTAAATCTTCAACTCTTTTTGAAATTCCAAACAGAGGTATGTCATTTAAGGGCGAAGATATTAAGAAACATAACGTATTCAAGAATGGCATCAAGGGTGAAATGCAACTATTTTCAGCACCTTGCAAGCGTGATGATGTTAACGGATTTATTCAAATTTATATGTTTTTTGTGGGTAAGGACGAGCTTGAACAGTTGCCGGTGCTTAAATTTAGTGAATCAAAGGCTATTGATTCTTATTTCATAACCGAAAGTAAAGACAAGCTTTATTTTTACACTAACGACCAAGAGATTTACATCTTGGAAACTAATGCAGACGATGTATCCGGTTGGGTTAAGCTAAAAGAGGAGGAATACTATGCGCCATTGGTGCTTGTGCATTGTACATCACAATTAGGCGCAAGTTCTTCTAAAAACCACGTTATGGCTTCGGGCACACAGTTGGAAGGTTATAATATAATTTCGCCTTATTATCGAATGAGTTATTCGCTTTATGATGAGGTTAACGCAAAGGAATCAACCAATAGTGAGGGTAAAACCTATAAATATTGCAATGCAATATTTGACTTAATTGTCCCTGTTAGTGTTTCGGCATATAGCGGTAAAAAATTAAAGCTTGAGTATACCGATGTTACGGGTACACACAAGCACGAGATTACTTTAAACGGCACAAACACAGACCAATTTAGTGACGCGGATAAAAACGAGCTTAAGCTTCAAGTTAAAGGCAGATACGTGCAGTTAGTTAACGAAAGCGGTAGCGTGGCAGAGTTTTCCGAAGGGAGCGGCAGAGACAACGTAATTATCACTGCGCCAATGCTCACATTTGACGATAATGGTGTCAAATCACTTAAAGAGGATAAAAAAAGAGTATTCTCGATGACACAATCCATTTGGTATGGTGGTGACAGTTCCGGTCTTGACGGCGGCACACGATTATTCCTTTGCAACAATAGAAATAAAAAGCTCAAGGGCTTGGTTTCATGGTCGGGATTAAATGATCCTACATATTTCCCCGAAAACTCATATTTTTATGTGGGTGATAATAACGAAAGAGTTACTTGTTTCGGCAAGGCACAAGATATGCTGGTTATTTTCAAAGAACGAGAAACTTGGTTTACAAAGTATATGCGAAATACCAATATAACTGCAGAATCTGTTATAAATCAATCAGTAATTGATTATAGCGCATCAAGTGTGTATTTTCCTTTGACACAAATAAATCCAAATATAGGTTGCCCTTATCCCGAAACAGTACAACTTTGCCGAAACCGCTTGGTATGGCTTGGTTATTATGGTGCGGTACATACATTAGTCACCAATAACCAATACAACGAGAGAAATATTTATACTGTATCGGAAATGGTGCAGAGGAAGTTAAAAGACGAGGACGGCACCAAGGCGTTTTCTGCGGATTGGAATGGATATTATTGTCTTTCCTTTGGCGGACGAATGTACCTGATGGATTACAACTGCTACGGATATAATTATATTTCAAGTTACAGCAAGACCGAGGATGCCAATAAGCTGATACCTTGGTATTATTGGGAGTTATGTTCTGCAGAATATTCCTGCAAAACCCCTTTGGCTTGCATTGGTGATAACCTAATGTTTATTAAATACCGACAGGAAGCAAGCGTATTAAATGATTGCGTTGAGAAATTCGTTTTTGACGAGGAATTGGACCGAGACGATGAAACCAATATATTAAGCACCTTTACCACCAAACTTTTTGAATTTGGTGCGCCACATCTTCGCAAAAATATCGATAGGGTGAATTTACAATTAGGGAATAACAAAGGCGCAATAATTTTTATTAATTTCTTAACCGAAGGCGGTGTGGAAACACAGGCCGTTCAATTAATTGGTGATGAGGAAGCGAACTATGCGCCTAACTTTGTTGAGAGTAAAGCTTTGTTCCCTTGTATCAGAAATGTTTCAAGATTTGGTTTGAAACTTATCTGCGAGGGCAAGATTTCACTTGAAGGTGCGATTATAAAATATAAATACACGGGAGGATGCAGGTAATGGCGTATTCATTAGAGGATTACATTAAACAAGCACAACGTGCCAATACTACGGCAGAGAAAAAAGCTATTAAAGACGTCAACAATCTTTATGCCAATCAAAAAGCGGCAACTGAAACGGCATATAACGAGCAGATTGATTTAGCGGATAAAGCCTATTCAGACGAATATCGTGTCAATGCGGTGCAGAAGGAAATTAACAAACGAGCTATAGCCGAAGATATGGCAAATATGGGACTTACTGATTCGGGGCTTAACCGCACACAACAAACTGCGGTGCAGCTTTCTTATGCGAATCAAAATGCCAATATTGACAAAACAAGGCAGCAACAAATTGATGCATTTAAGCGCGAGATGACCAACCAATTGGCTACCATCGAGCAGAATCGTTTGGGAGCGGTGGCAAATGTTAAAAATGAATATAACAAGCTTAACACCGAGCAAGGGACAAGCGCTTATAATAACATGGTAGAACAGACAACCGAGTATAACAAGGCGTTGTTGAAGAACAACAACGGCAATTCTTATATTATCCCTACGAATGGTAGTTTATTGTCACGGGATTACGAGGGTAGATTAAAAGATAAAAACGTGGTTTCATATCAATTCACCAAAATGGTTGGCGGTGTGCCTAAAACCTTTGTTAGATATGTGGATAATAATTCTCACAAAACACTTGAGTTAGAGTTAGGTAAAAACCCTTATAGTGGTGAATATCACAAAGATGTATTGGACAAAGAAGGCAATTATGTCCCAAGCAAAGCGTTTAAAGAAAACGGATATCAACCTAATAACGTTAATGGTGACCCGTTAAAAGAAGTCATAGGCCCGGTAATCGATAAATATGGTTTCGACCAAAAAGTTTGGACTACCGGGGACGGAAATTATTACTTTTGGGATGGCAAAAAGTTTGATTACGAATTGCTTACTGATGAAGAAAAGAAAGCACTTGGTATATCATAAGGTGGTATGATTATGGATATAAGATTTAAAGTTGTAAATAAAATTGGTGAAAAAAATCAAGAAGATCCGACTGTAAGATTCAAAGTTGTAAATAAAGCCAAGCCTATACCTACCTTGGAAAACTCTATTCAAGACTTCCAACCCGTAAAGCCAACGCTTCCTTCTTCAAGTGATGTGATTAACACCAACAATATTGTTAAGCCTATTGAAGAGAAAAATCGCTTAGGAAAGTATTCCGAGGATGCAAAGGCTATTGTGCCCGAGCTTACAAAGAAATATCAAAACGTTGCTGCTAATCCGAAGGCGTTAAATGATATCGTTAATAAGGAACGCAACAAGATTATTTACAATCAAAGTCAAATTGATAATGTTAACGCAGATACTCTTGAAAAGGATTTAGCCAACGTAAAGAAATTGGTGATGGTGGGCGCAAATAATTGGCAAGATGATAAAAATATGGAATCTACAGAGCAATCTATAGCATCGATGATTTCAAGATTAAAAAGTTTGCAATATGTTAGCGGTAAAGATTTATCTAAAGAAATCAACGCATTTTCAAAAAGCCTTGAAAATTGGCAGAAACTTCGTGAAAAATATTCACAATTCACCAATGCAGAAGATTATAAAAAATCCCAAAGAAGTTTCGAGGAAATCAAAAAAGCTTATGGCACACGTGATGCGATGGCTAAAGAGCTTGAGTTTTTGAAGAGCGAGAGCGAATCTGCTAAAAAATATGAGAGTGATATAAACTACTATAAATACTCCCCAAAACTCACTAAAGATGAGGAAAAACGTTATTACGCAACCCTTGATGATTACGCGAAATTTCTTGAGCATAAAGACTATAAGAGCAAGGCGGAAATCGATTCTAAAATTGCTGAATTGGAAAGTGCAATTAAAAATTTGGATGAGGAAAACTCGTATGACATCAAGAGTGAGAAACCAAACGTAAAAGTAAATTGGGATGATGGTTTTAAAGTTGAGGTAGAAAACACTGAAAAAATTAGTTTAGATGATGTATATAATGCACATTTGGCCGAACAATTCGGTCAAGGGCTTACTTATGACGAGGTGCAACAAAAGCTTAAGGATTATTCCCCCGATTCTCCCGAATATAAATATCTTGCAAGATATCCCGGATATACTGATTATTACGAAGCTTACGAAGCTAAAAGAAATACCAACGATACGGAATATCGGAATTTTCTTGACAATCAAATGCATGAGATTAGGCAACAAAAGAAATATGATGAACTTTCGGCAAAAGATGATTGGCAAGAAAACATTGATTTGGCAAAAAATCTCGAAGGTTTAATGCCTATTTTAAATGGTGATGACAATTGGGAATTAATGACCGAGCAAGAAAAGGAAATTTACCTATATGAATATGGCGATGAATTATCAAGAGGATTTGATGACCATTATTATTCAAATCAGTATATTGAGGGGATTTCCGAAACATTAAAGCGAAGGCGCGAGGAAAAAGAACTTGCCGAAACTCAAAAGTTTGCTGAAAAATATCCCATTTTAAGCGCCATTGGATCTTTCGGCACAAATATCCTATCTGCCGCAGAGTATATTTATGACGGAGCGACAACTATTATCACCGGAAAAGAAATGGATGATAACTATTGGAGCAAGGCTACTAATATATTGAGAAGTGAATTGCCAAAACAAGTTAATATTAAAATCGGTGATTTTGATGCTTTTGATTTCCTATATAACGTGAGTATGAGCGTTTGGGATAGTATGCTTGGTATGAAGGGCTTTGGCAAGGCGGCAACGGCAGTATTGGGTCTCGAAGCCGCCGCAAATGCTACCAATAGCGCTATTGAACGTGGTATGGATTCTTCTTCGGCGTTTTGGACCGGTATATTTGCAGGAACTTTTGAAGGTTTGTTTGAAAGCATATCTATAGGTAGTTTTAATAAGTTAAAAACAACTGCTAAAGCAGGCAAAAAGGAACTAATAAAAAATATTGCTAAGGAAATGCTTGTTAATGCCAGCGAAGAAACATTGACCGAGATTGCTAATATTGTTTACGATACCGTTGTTAACGGCGATTTCTCCGAGTATGAGCAGTTGGTTAAGGATTATATGGCACAAGGTCTCAACGAGGATGAAGCACGAAATAAAGCCACAACAGACTTTGCTTTGCGTGTTGTTGAATCGGGTGCTGCGGGTGCGGTTTCCGGTGCTGCATTTGGCTTTGTTGGTTCTCACCGTACAAACCGAAATGCTTCCTCAATGGGAAAATTGATAACTCTGCACAACAATACAAACAATGTCTTGGAGTTAGGCTTATCTTTAGACACTAATAGTGATGCTTATAAGACCGCTATTAAAATTAAAGAGTCGGGCAATACTAAAAATATTGGTTTGCTTGCGGCGCAGATTTTGGAAAATGCTGCCGAAACTAAAACAAACGCCATAAAGACCGCTATTACAAGTCAAGCAACAAGACTCGGTATGAGTGCAAAACAAGCAGATTCATTATCTGAATTCTTTATTTCTGCCGCAGAAGGTAAGGTCAACGGTCTTAAGGTGCCTAATTCCGATGTTGCCAAGCAGATTTCCGCAGAAATAAAAGAAGGTACTGCCGATTGGGTTAACGAGATGAATTCACAAATATCAGCTGCAGAAGCGACCGAAAAATCACTTCGTAGTATGATGAAAATGAATTTCAACTTGCAGTCGAGTGCAAATGGTGATATAATAGAAAACGGAGATGATAATAATGCCGTATTTAACAAAGGAACAGTTGAAACAAGCGGTGGAAAAAACGCCAACACCGGAGGAATCCAAAAAGGTGCAACGAATTCAGGAAAACCTGAAAAAATATTGCGAAATAACGCCGGAAGAACGGGAAAAACTTCGACGTCAGGCAGACGAGTTACTGTAAAACATAAGAACAGCCAAATATCATATACTGAGGCAGATATTGATAATTCTGAAGGTGGCAAGGCTTGTAGAGCATTTGGTTCGGCAGGGATTAAAGCAGTATATTGTAATGGAGCTATAGAACGTACTAATGGTGAAATTACAGTAAGTAGAACAGAAGCATTTACTGCACCTGACGGAACAGTTTATATTTCAAGTGATGCCACGGTTCCTGCTAAGCAAATATATGACCACGAAAAAGTGCATGTCGCTGATTTTACAGGAAATCCTGCTTATTCAGAATATGAGTCTTCTTTATGCGAAAATATTGATTACTCTTCCGAAGGGTATGCTTCCGTAGTTAATGATATAAACACCAACCAGTTTGACGGCAAATATGATGTCGAAGATATCAGCACTTTCCCTATATTTATGCGTGAAATTGCGGCATATATAAATCAATTTGTTTTGTCAGATCCCGATTATGCAGAACAACTCTTCGGCGGAATGTTTAGTAATTGGGGTGCCGTAGTAGAAGCTGTAGAAAAATTTAATAACGATATGGGAGCGGACTTTTCGGAGTCTGCTTTTTCTATGCCGGAAGGCAGGGAGTTATTTACCGAGGAGGAGCAGAGCGGCGCCCAGGAAAGGGTGAAGGGCATTGCAAAGCTTTTGGATTCTGATTTAAAGGTTTTGTTTGTGGATAGGAGTTCTCCCCAGTTAAAGGGTGCAAACGGTAGATTTCTGCGAAAGACCAACACAATTTTTATAGCAAAGGATGCCAGCACGGCAGAAATGTATGTGGAGGTATTTAAGCACGAATTTATCCATAGATTGGAAACCAAGCGTTGGTATCAGAGTTTTAAAAGATATCTTTTAAATAAAAGTTCTGCTTTTGAAAAGTATGTACGCACAAAGTTAAAGTCAATTGACGGTGAAGAGTTTGTTGGCAGTCGTGAAGAAGCAATAGAAGCCTTGACAGAGTACTATTACGAGCAGTATGCAACCGACGAGGGTATTGCGGAATACATACGTAACTCTTTCTCGGAGGAGGATGCCAAGGGTGAAATCGTTGCGGATTTTGCGGGGGATGTGCTTTTCAAAGGTGAAAAGTATAAAAAGGATATGGCATTTGCTTTGGCGGAAGAAGATTTACTTCCTGCGGGTGATATAGACAGTTCCATAGATGCTTTGGAAGAATTGGCAAGGACCGACCGGAATCTTTTCCAAAAGGTCTGGGATACCATAAGGGATTTAATTAATGCCCTTATGGGTAGACCTCAGACCAAGAATATAACCGCCGACCTTGAATATATTGAAAATCGTCTAAAGCAGGTATATGATTCTGCTGATACAAAAAAAGCCGCCAAAAAGGCGGGGAGCGAAGAAAAAAATAGCTTTATAGGGTATGCAACTGATGGAAGAGGCAAATATAAATCAAATTTTCCAAAAGGTACTCCTAAGACGGATAAAGCTGAAAGAATATTAAGCTATATACAAAATGTTTGGTCGAAGAAACCCATCAAGCTTAAAATAGAAGAAAATGGTCAAACCCGATATATTGAGGCTAAATTTGACCCAACGTATGATGAAAGCAAGAATATATTTAATGATGCTACAAAACTTATGGGTGGCAATCGACATGGAACCTCATCTGAACAAAGAGTTACATTGGATTTGGCAGATGACTATTATCAAATTGCATCCGAATCGCAGTATAACTACTCAAAAGATGAAACCGGTAAAGATAATCCGGCCCATAAGGATGTTATGAGATGGCATTATTTTATCAACGATATTTATTTTGCCGAATACGGCAGTGAAGAATATACTCCGTATAGAGTTACTATAAATGTCAAGGAAAAGGCTGATGGTGAATATGTATATAGCTTTTCTGCAGAAAAACAAATAGAGTCCAACACCCCACGGACTTTACATGCCGTAGTGAACGAAGGGGAAAATCCCGACGCAAATGTTGAACTCTATGACAATAGAGTATCACAAAATATACCTACTGTCAAGGATAATATATCCACCGAGAGCGAAAATTATTCCGAAAACGAAGAATTTACCTCCGAAAACGGATTGGAAGATGAAGGTCAAAGGTCGATTATTTCCCCGATGCAGAAAGCAAAAGAAAATTTTGCAAAGTATGAGCGGGGTGAAATGACAA